GCAGGTTAAACACGTCGAAACGCGGGCTTGTTGTTGTGCCTATGAATTCCCATGGGCTATCCGTGCCTAGCAGACGCTTAAATACGGTCCATTGCATAGCACTACCGGACCATGTAAGACACAGGACATTCTTTTCTAGCCCTTCAAGTTTACGAACAGTTGTTTTACCTTTAAGGTTGGCAGTTGTTGTAAGGGCACTATATTGTGTAACTTCTGGTATCTCACCCTCATCATCATATATCTCATCATAATACTCAAGACACGTTATCTTGCACTGCAAATCAGAAGACTTGCTTATGGAAACAACACGAAACGGCTTGGTTACAATGTTCGTTTCGCCTATACTATAGATGTCTCCCGGCTCAGGGTCAATAGCCCACGCCCCGCTAGCAACGACTTGGTTCGTTGTCTGTTCTCCAGTCGTAAGTGTATGCTCTTCTATGCTATCGTCTACGCTATGCCGGAGCATAATGCTATAGGAGCCGGACGAGAGTGGCATCTCTATCTCGCGGTCTAGCGTAAGTATATTGTCTTCAAACGCTTGCACGCGCCCGCCATAGCCCCACTGTGGCACATCATGTTGTACAAGTATAACATCCCCAGGCTGGCAAGCAATGGCGTCTATCTGGGCCTCAAAAGATACTGTCCGTAACAGGTATTTGTTGCAATTTAAGAGGTATTGTGCATGGCGGGCAGCTATCTCTCTATTCGTGCACCCTGTAAGCGTAACAGTTGTCTCTATATCTACATCATCGCCAAGAAATGGGTCTGTGCGTACCTGGAATGTTGTTCTAGCGTAGTCGTACTCTTCATCCCAATACTCAACTTGTATAGAATTTGCCCTGTCTTCAAGACTTAGCCACGTTTCCTCAAACGTATCAGCAATAATATTGCCGACGGTAAACATCTGTACAGGATCACTGGGCTTGTCTACGATAACACCATACTTATCCCCACGTTTTATAACGCGGCCACGTCCAAGCTGTTCGAGCATAGCCATAGCGTTCGGCGCCGTTAGTGTCTCATCCACATATAGCCCACAATAGATACCTTTCTCATCGCACCATTCTGCCCACTCTTCAAATTCGTCGTAGGAGAGTTTGTTTTCATTTATACCTAGGCCAGTGATGGTGTCAGTGAGGATAAGCCACGATGCCCATGCTGGGTTACTTGCAGGCTTATCTTCGCCCAGGACACTTACAGTTTGTTTATCTGCTATGCAGGTAACCGTAGGCATAGAGCCAGAAAGCTGGCTTGTGGCAAGGGCGTTTACGGCTAACAGGGCCGTGTTTGGATACGTGAAGTCATCATAGTATACCTCTTGTATATAGTCTAAGTATATATCACTACCGTAACGACTACCTGTGGGCGGCGTTTGCGTGAAGGCTACACGGATCTCATACTTGCCTTGTGTAAGGTTGTCCTTGCGGATGGATTTACGCGTGGTGCTATGATCCGATCCTGACATACTGTAAGTGCCCCAGCTTTCCCAATCATCCCACGTGTCTGCTGAAGCATCTAGCTGTCGGCGCGATTGTATTTCGAAATATACTTTAACAGTGTTAAGGGAACCTTCATCGTTAGCATACCATAAGCCAGTTGGGGCTACCATAACTACAACAAGACCATCACAGGAGTTGCCCATCGTGGTTGCGGTGGTCCACGAAAGGTCTGTGTTTAATTGAGAGTAAACGCTTATATCTGAATAGGTATCTCCAAAATAGCTTATAACGTCTTGTTCATTATGACCGTAACGTTTTTCTATAGATACTGAGTCGTAGTTGTTATAGTTGGTGTCGTTTACTTGTATATCTGTAATATTATCTACCTGCCCTTCAGCTATCATATAAAGCAAAGACAGGTATTGTTCATCACCATCAGATTCGGTGTAAGAGCTGATTAAGGCAGGTGTTACACGCATTTTTCCAAAAAGGGCAGGAACGGTGGTGCCTTCTTCATAAGGATTACTATCCTTGGACCAAGAATATGTAGTAGATGTGTCTGCATAGTCAGATAGGCTAGCACTAGCTGTGCTAAAGTTGCTGGGGAAAATTGAATTTACGACCAGGCCGCCAATAGCCCCTACCGCCATGGTTATACCAGCTGCTATGGCTTTAGATGCCGCTGTGTAACCTGTTACAGCTCCAGAAAGCCCTATAGTTTGCATCCCATAAGCACTAAGCCATGCTTGCCCAGACCACGCAGCAACAGCTACAACCGCAAGAGACGCTATCGTCTTAAGCGGATTTTTACTATCGCCACCACCCCCACCGTGGAACACGGGACAGAGAACAAGTGAATCGCCAGCTTTAGGCAGCACGTGCTGTGGTTCTTCAACAATTAAGCCATTATGGGATGCTACGATATCAACATCAGGTTTCACGAGAGGATAGAATGACGTGAGATAGGAAGCCGCGCTTTTACCTTCCTCGAATGGTATGGTTTTTATAAGCCGCGAGCCATGAGGATCAAATGGATTGCGTATAACAGTGACTGTGATGGTGTTTTTATCCAACATACCGCCAGTATCCTTTTATTCGTTTTCTATAGAAAGGGTGATCGATACGTTCTATGTGAGAGTGCTGTTTTTTAAGTGTATGGAGCATTTTGTTGCGGCCAATAACGAGGCCTATGTGGTTCATGAGGTCCGGGGCATTTTTGTCCGTGCCCATGATAGCTATGGCACATTCTTCCGGTCCTTTAATAGGCTTCCACTGACGTATAAGATCCCGCTTGCAATAGCCATCTATACCAATGCTATCGAAGCATGTGATAACGTAGTCCGGGAAGTCTACGTTGTATATGATTTTTGCCGCGAGACGTACAAGCCCCCAACAATCACACCCCTCAAACGTTCTTCCACCATCAACGAACGGTATTCCTATAAGACGTTGATCAAACATAAAGTGCTCCTGTACCAATGGATGGAAAGCCCCCGTAACGTGTGCTATTTCCCCGCTCGCGGCATGCAGCTAGCGTCTTTGGGCACGTATCGAACTCTGTGCCTGTGTAGCCACATTGAGGGCTCTTGAATTTCCAGCGGCAGATGTTTTTGTAGGCCTTGTGTCTAGGGAACGCTCTACGGAAGTTGTTGTTTGATGCTCCTAGCGTAAACGTAACCCACTCTGACGTGGCCGTGCAGCCTGTACACACGTACTCATATTCCAGCTCAACAGAAGGCTCTGCTGTATGTATCAGATATATATAATCATCTTCTACATCAGTAATAGGGGCTCCGTCAACATCCTCAAGGTACGTATTCTGGCCATAGTATTTTTGGAATACAACGCGTATGGTGACGGTAGCGCCCACACCGCCGTTACCTTCTTCTATATATGATTGGATTGCCCGGGTCTGGTTACCTACACTTACCGTAAGTTGTGGTTCTTCACCAGCAGACTGCTCAGATATATCGTCAATGGTAAACGGGAAGGCTACCCATTCTTCACCGCCCCACAGTACGTTCTCTGTGTTTCTACAGACGCGTATAACCTGGCCATCTGTGAGCTGTATCTCAAGTAGGATGATCCAGTTTGTGTTTGTAGAAAGTTTATTCTTCTCTATGATCGCGGCGCTAGATAAAGAAAGCATATACCTATGCCTCCTCTATGTTTATGGAACCTGAGCGATAGCCAGGCTTAGCCCACTTCCATTCGCCTACATTATCATCACTAAAACGCACCGTTAGCATATCTCCAGTAATAGGATGCTCGTATGAAAATGTATAGCCCTGGTTCGTGTAAAAGAAGTCTACAAGTTCTTGATAGCTGGCCTCAGGTAAAAATGACCAGCCTAGCGTAAACATAGAACGTCCGCGAGAATAACGCGGCCTAGATATAACTGTGCCATTTTCAAACTCACTGCGTATCTGACTTTTCGTAGGCGTTTCAGAAAACGACGAAGGCTTTTGCGTAATAGGAAATGTAGCCATGTTGTACTAGCCTCCTAACATGGTGCGCAGGTTGCTTTTGTTGCGCTGGAATCCATCTATCCAAAGTGTAATAATCTCACCCTGGAGATCAAATGATTGCTCTTGGCGCGTTACTTGCATTGGCGTCCCGGATTCGTTGATTACATTGACCGTAACGTTTGACGCAGATGCCTTTACGCCAAGTTCACCTTGCTCGTTACGTTCAAGGGGCATGATGGCTTCCGGTCCGGCCTCAGCGAACACGCCGCCCTGTGCAAACGTGAAGAGCTTTGGCGTTGTTTGCACAGTGTTGGTATAGCTATGCAGAGACGGGCTATTGTAAACGCCGCCCTTGGCGTTAGACGTCATACCAAACCAACTAGACATGAGACCGGAGAAGCCTTCTGAGAGGGGCTTGGTTACTGAAGTCTCAATCTGCATGCGGACAATATCGCTTATAATGCTATTAACAAGATCCGAGAATGACGATTTTCCTGTAACAACAAAATCTGTCAGTGCTTCCGTCATACCTGAAAAAGCACTTTTTACAGTATCCTTTATGTTATCATATGTATATCCTATGTCTTTAGCAGCTTCGTCTAAGCCGTCCGTAACAGCACTTAGCCAAGATTGCTGCTGTTTTTTATATTTTTTATCAAAATCAGCCCACAGTTTATCTCTAAGTGTGTTAAAATCCTCCTCCGCAACGCCCATAGCCTGCAATGTGTTTCTATATGTATTAAGTTTTTCCGTAAGAGCATCTCTAGCCCGCTGTTCTTCAGTAGTCTGAGCGTTATACAAGTCTTGATAGAATTGCTTTTGGAGATCAGCTGTAGAGCTTATACGTGCTTTATCTATAGCAGCGTTCTCGGCTGCCTGTGCATCGTACAGCGATAGCCATTCTTTCTGACGGCTAATCTTCTCTTCCATCTTGGCTATCGTTTCAACAAGGTAGGCTATCTCTTGCTTTTGAGCCTTGGTAACAACTCCGCCAGTGTTTTTGGATACGGCTGCAATCGTTTCCTGTATGGTCTTCTGTTTGTTATATTCCCCCAGGCTACCATTAAGCGTTGCCGTAAGCTCTTCATATTTTGTGCGAATGGCTGTTATCGGCTGGAGTTGTGCCTTACGCACATCCAGTGCCTTCTGCTCGGCATCGTTTACACTTTTAAGCTGTTTGTCATATTGTGCTATTGTGACCGTAAGGGCGGTTATAAGAGCTTGCTGTTGCGGCGACTGCTTCATCTGCTTGGCCGTGTTAAGCTGGTTCACAAGCATCGCCTTGTTAACCTCTATCTGCTGTTTGGCGAGGTTTTTAAGCATGTTAACAGTGCCCACGTCACCTTCACTAGCGGCCTGCGTGAGAGCTTTGAATGGATCGAACTTAAGCTCTTCCAGCATACCACTAACACTTTTTGTTTCCTTAAAGAATGCCTTAAGGCTATCTTTAGCCTCTACCATATGTTCTTTAAGGAACGAGGCCCGTTTTTGCACTTCCTGTAGATAAGTGGAAAGCGTTTGCAACTCTTCTTTTTGAGCACGTGTGACCGTACCGGTGTCAACGATACTAGCATTGATTTCCTGTATCCTAGCGGCTGTCTTACGAGCTTCGTTTTGCAGTTCCTCGAAAGATGCCGTATAGATTCCGGTTTCAGTTAACTTACCTCCAAAGCCTACACGGCCTTTAGCCACATTACTAAAAAGATCCCATATTTTACCAAGGCCGTCGAAGGTTTTAGTTAAAACGAGACCTATGAAATTAAGATCTGTAAGCGATTTTATAAGTTCATTAACTGCTGCTACTAATGCTACGATAGTTCCTACACCTGGCATACCAAGAAGGCTCCCAATAGCCTTGCCCGTTATACCAGCACCAGCTATAGATAAAAGTGGTGTAAGTGCATCACGCATATCCCAAAGAGTAGAAACGCCTTGCATAAGTTTATCTATAAGCTGTTCCACCAACGTAAGCGTTGTATCGAAGCCAGCGTTGAGGGCTTGCATAGCCCCGGTGTATTCAGTACCGAGACCTTGCAGTTTTTTCTGTAGCCTGTCGAAATGCTCGTAGGCCGTTGCACCAAAAATACTCTGGACACCAGTTTCTTTAGACGCCAGCTCTTCACTCTTACTAACGATACGTACAAGCGTATCGTACCACATCTTCATGCCGGTGTTGACGTCGGCCATGATGAGCTTTTGCTTCGCCTCACCCCAAGCACTATCTATCTGCTTAATAAGATTTACGATTATTTCGTAGGAGTTCTTTTGCTCCTTGAGGTTCTGTATGTCCTCTTCTGAGATCATTCCCAGATGCTTGGCCGTTCGTATGAGGACGTTGGTGGTACGTACCTGGCCGGACAAGAGAGCCTGGAGCTCCTGCCGCACCTGCTTCATTGATGAGTCAGTAGTTTTAGCTATGAGTATGGTAAAATCGACGAGGGATGTGAAGCCCGGGATCATGTCTTCTGGAAGTCCAACAGCAGTTTGCCCGAGCTCATCGTAAGCGGCGCTGAGTTCATCGAGGGACGCAACGGCCGTCACAGAAGCATCTGCAAGGGCCTCAGTTTGCCCACGAGCTTGCTCGAAAGCGTCGGTGTAGGAAAGCATACCGTCCGAGGCTAGTGAGGCCCACATGGCCATTTTCGCTTGAAGGGCCACCATCTCACCAGCCTGTTTCACACCGTCGGTGAGGATCTGTGTAAACTCCATGAAACCAGCGGACACGAGGCGTATGCCTGTGTACATAACGGAGAAGCCTAGGGCTACTTTACCAAAGCGTTCCCAGAACTTGCGGAGTGATGAATATCCGAAATCGGCGTCTTGTTTAACACGCCTAAGCTGTGTTGACGTTTTCTGTAAACTATCAGCCATTCGCGTATAAGTTTTTTCACTTATCTGGCCATTTAATCTGAGCTTTAATAATGTAGCGTTAAGTCTAGAAGCAGAAGCGTCTATTTGATTAAGCTGTCGGCTGGTATTTCCCGCGATAGGAATTTTGCCGAGTGCTTTCATATCACGCTTTAATTGTGCAAGCTCATTAGAAAGTTTATTAGCCGCTTTAGAAGTCTGGTCCATCGACTTTTTTCCAGAGGCAGTTCCAAGGTCTCCTAAAGCGGCTTTTTGCAGATTCGCAATCTTTGCATTAAGTGCATCAATAGCTTTCCGCGCAGGTGCAGTATTTAAGTGTAAATCAACTTTATAGTCTTGGCTCATA